CCACCTTTCGGTGGACGATACTGCAGGACCCCGCATTACACTTGCTTGTAGATTTCATTCTATAGGGAACAACGTATGCTAAGTTCGTAAGTATCTTGGGTTACAGACTCCATAAACGGTCTCATTCGGCTCTTTCAGTAGAGTGATTAGAGAAAGGTAAGTAAAGCTCGCTTATCCCGTTACCCTAAGGTCGGTGAATATTCCGATACTCGTGAAACCATCAACGTAGAACCATTAGAGTCGCTTTGTTTGCTGCTACCTTGTTGAAGGGCTCGCACCCCCGATGCATGGTTTGGTCCGTTGATCTTCACAGAGTGCTGTTTACACATAATAAAAATTATCTTGCGACAATCTTTACTACAGCAAACAGACCTATGCCTTCTCCATCTTGGATTAAAATTAAAGAAATTTTAGTCTTCGTGAGAGTGGCAGTGTGATCTTTAGGACTAAGACCATACATGGGTTCGTTCGACCTCCTTAGAACTAGAATAGAGAGATTAATTCAACTTAATGGCAGAACTTTCGTTTGCCAGTATTTGAAAGAATGCTTTCGACTAGTTGTAAGATGGGCAGCTAACGCATATGCGCCTAATGGTAACATTGGTGTGTCATGTGTTCGAGGCTTGCCGAGAATTATACCAGCTCAAATCAGACTTGCTATGATTCAGTGAAAAACTGAAGATAGCCTTTCTGGATTTGCTGTGATTAGATGTGTATTGACGGTGTTATCGTTGTATCGAGTTATTGGGGTGAAAGCCCCTGTTAACTTAGGTACCATAATATCCCCCTTTAAAGGGGTTTACCAAACAATGGACTCTAACGTTATTTCAGCAATCGCTTCATGACTGAAAGTTGGATTGGTTATCAAACCGGTTTCATTATTTATTAGCGAATCATCTGGTCCAAACTATAAACAAGCAATCTGAGGTTCCCCTTTAGATGCAGTTGCATTCCTATTTAATCCAATAATATGGTTTAACTTCGCAATGTGCTGTATCCTTAGTGGCAACCTGTGATTTCTTTGTTGACAGATTGGGATCGTGATGGGTTCACTTCCACTACTACCGTTGCTTTGAATCATTGGGCTATGCCCTGTATGACTTGGTAAACTGGCTGTAGTTAAAGAAGGTGCAGGTAAGAATCGAATAGTTGCGTTGACTGATTATTGGACACAGGCTTTATGCCTGCCATTGCATAATGCAATTTTCAAAATTTTGAAAACCATTAAACAGGACGGAACTTTTGATCAACATGCACCGGTTTCTTTGCTACATGACAGAATCCTTGCGTCGGGAGCGTGATCCTTTGATCTTTCTGCTGCAACTGATCGATTGCCAGTGCTTCTTCAATGTCAGATCCTTACAATCCTAGGATTGTCTTGATCTAAATATTGAATGGGGCTCTTAGCCTTTAGACAGTGAGCTTGGAAAGGTAAAGGTATAATGTACGCTGTTGGACAACCAATGGGCGCTTATTCATCTTGAGCTATGCTTGCGTTAACGCATCACTTTGTGGTGCAATATGCGGCTTACTCGTGTGGATGACGAACTTGGTTTCCGTGGTATGCAATAGTCGGTGACGATTTGGTAATCGCTGATGAAGCGGTGGCCTTATCTTATAAATCACTTATGAGTGATTTAGGTTTGGACATTAATATGTCCAAATCACTGATCTCTTCATACTGCTATGAATTTGCTAAACGATGGGTTCATGTACTAAAAGGGGAATTTACCCCGATTGGTGCTGGAGTCTTGTTAGTAACTATCAGAAACTTGCGACTTATGCCGTTATTGTTCTTAGATATGCTATCTAAACACTGTGTAATTGCTTCTCCTGCAGTTTTAGAAAGAATACTACATATTATTGGTTCACTAAGACCTAAACAGTCTAGTGATATCATTAATTCTGTAGTTTTAGCAATATGCGGGCCGTCAGGTATAATGTTTGGGTTCTCACCAGTAATCAGTGCTTTCGCACTTGAAATCTGATTGATGAACATAAACTACAACCTTCTCGGTTCTGCGAAATTGGTAGCTGTGGTCGAAGAATTCTTTACGAATCTCCAACTGGCTAACAAGCAGAAATCCCTAGAAGTTGCTGAAAACCGATACGATCATCTATTGTCAAATTGATGAAGATATACTTTGTTCGCACCTTTTAAAGTGAGAATAAGTAAATTTCTTCCGTCATCTTGACGATGGACTTCGGTATTGGATTTTCAGTTTCCTTATTGATTGCTAGCGGTTCTTTCTTGACCGCTTCTAGTGTTTGGTCCCAGCATGAGAACCTATCTAGATAAATGGCGAAGTTTGGTAACTGAACCATACTATACGTATTTTGAAGAATGGGGTCCATATATATGGATCTCACCATGGCAAAGGGACCCGCCGGGCCCATGGGTATTGTTGGACTACTTTAGAACCATTGGGACAACCAACGATCCATCATTCGCCTCAATATCGTTTGAAGACAGAAATAGGGTTCTTGACTTATTCGCTCAGCAAAATGCTTTGAGCAATGTAATAATTCAAGAAGCCGACTCTGCCTATAACTTCTATCGACACGAATCTCAGAATATGAGAATAGTACTATACAACCCTAAGGTAGCGGGGAAGCCCGTGTTAGGTGTATCCTCCAAAGCGGCATAGTGGTGCAAGTCCACCGATACATCGAACCTTATTGTCTAGAAAAGATCATGCATGTTACAGGTACTAGAAACCTGGTCTACTTAATAAGGACATTT